GAAATATGCTCCTAAGGTTAAGGCTGGTTTGGTAACTGTTGGCTCCAAAGTAAAGGTTGTAGCAAAGAAGTCTGTTCCTTTAGTTAAGTCAGCGACTGACAAGCTTCTTGGTTTTTTTAACAAGACTAAGAAGAATCTTAAGCTTTAAAATTCTAATTTATTAAGTATTTAGTTATTAAATGAATTACTAAATACTTCTTGGCAATTCCACATCCAATTCGGGTCTGAATTGGATAGCTCTCTTTTTGGTATGTATTCTAATAAAATATGTAAATAATCTGTGTATACATGTTTTTGTATATAATAATAAGCTGGTCGTTTTTGTTCCTCTAATTTATTTATAAATGTAGTCAGTTCGTTTATTAATTCCTTTTTATCTGGTGGAATAACATTCAACATTGCTTTATGAGTTTCAATAATAGATAACGGGTTTGACATATTTGTTAGTTTGTTTGATTTTTTATATTGTATTTTATAAGCAAATTTATAAAATTCAATTTTTACTTTTTTACAACAATGGTTTTATAATAGTACCCTTACTTGTTTTTACTTTTTTCAGTCGTGTCCCTTTTTTATGAATATCATCATGACATTCTTCACACAAGCTTAATAAATTTGCCGGATGATTCTTGTGAAATGTTAGACCATCTTTAGTATTATCAATAATTCCTTGACTATCTGAATCTTGCTGATACTGTAAATGATGAACTTCAGTAGCCATATTTTTACCGCAATTATCACACAATCCTTTTATATGTTTCGCATTGAAATGTGACTGTTTCCTATCTAACACACTATTTGCTTCTGGTTTATATTTCATACGAATATTATATGCCATCTCTAAAAAGTCTTGTGGCAAACTAAGTGACTTACATACTTCCAAGCCATACATATTATTTCCAGGACCATCTTTTAGTTTTCTGTCATATACAAGAGCATCCAACTCTTTGTCATAAATAACAGAAAGATGTTTACATTTAACACTAGATAATGTTGTTATTTCTTCATAATCAACTATTTCGTGTAAATGTGTCGCAAAAATAAATGAGCACTGCTTTTTATATAATGTCTGAACACCAGCAACAAAAATACTAATAGCACTTGTGCTTTCTGTTCCTGAGCATAATTCGTCACCTAATACAAGACTATTTTTGTCAGCAAGCCGTAAAATAGTTCTTAATTCAGACATTTCCACCGCAAATGTAGATAGTCCTTTAAATAAATTATCATTACCTAATATGCGGGTAAAAATATATTTATAAGGATAGAACGCAAATGAAGATGCTGGAACATATAAACCAGACTGCGCCATAACAACAGCAATACCAAGGGCGCGAATTATACTTGTTTTACCAACGGCATTAGTGCCATATAATAGTATACCATCAGTATTGTCTGTACCAATTGTAACATCATTTGCTACATACAGCTCAGATTGTTGTATTTTCTCTATTAAGCAGTGACGTAAATTTTTTGATTTAATATAAGATTTATTAGTTGTGTCGTCTAATTCTTTAATAATAGGTTTACAATAATTATATTTATAAGCAACATATGTCTTTGCGTATATTACATCTACATATGTAATAAAATTACAAATGTCTTCAATCTTATCTTGAAATTGTTCTAAGTCATTAACAATATTTGAATAAACCTTTGCTACTGTATCTATAAGATTTATTTTGATTGAACTAACATCTTTACACAATTTATTAATTTGTGGACTAGTAATAAAACGGTTGCTTGATGATTGCTTTTCTATCATAATATTATCTTTACTAATATCTAATGTAAACTGTCTGTCTTCTTTATAAAATGATGACTTGTATGTTAAAACAACATTCTTCTCCTTATTTAGTGCCAAGACTTCTTCTAATATTTTACATCGGCGGTCTGTAGCAATAAGACTAAAATTATTTTTTTCAGTTTCGTGAATTTTTACAAACGCGTTATCAGCTGGGTTCATATCTAAATCATTTATATTTGTATTTGTATTTGAGTTAGTCACACTCTTTTTACTAACTTTCTTCTTACCACCCGTCTCATAATTCGCAATAATAGAACTAAAATATGCGCGACAACATTCCAATTGGTCTTCTGATTCCATTAAAGTCATTATTTTATTATCTAAAACAGCATCAACACCATTCTTAATAAAACTTTGCTCAATTTTATGGATATTGTCAATATCTTTACACAAATTTATTATCAATACATTATCCAAAAAAGTAGATATTTTAACTATACTAACTAACAAATTTTGAAAAACATTAAATCCCATTTTATCTTTTAAATATTCTATCAAACTATGATTGTTTAAAACATTATTATAAACTATTTTACTCATTTCAATGCCACTATAGAGCTGATACAAATACTTAGGTTGTATCTTTTTTAACATAATTTGTCTATTTATCTTTGTTAGATCCTTAAATGATGATAACATTTGCTTTATTATATTGTATTCTTCAGAGTCATTTATAGTTATTCTTTCAAGCAAAATCTCAATCATATTATATTCATTTTGTAAATATTTAATGTCTGTAACTGGATTTAAAAAATTATGTGTGAATTTTCGCTTACCCATAGGAGTAATACATTCATTTAACATTTTAACTACAGATGAATATTTTCCTCTATATGTGTCATCATCAATAATATTAAGTTGCTTTAATGAGTGATTTGCTAACACAAGTTTATTACAAGTAGTTTCTATAACTGGCTCGGCAATTTTATACACAAGATTTGGATTGTGTTGGTAAATAAAATCTAACAAATAACAAAATGCTTGGGTAGCATATACAGTCTCACCAAATATTGTCATAAAAGCGCTAATATCTGTAAATTTATAGAATTTTGTTAGTAGCTGAGCCTGATATATTTGTTTTTCGCAATTTAAAGCTCTTATACTATTTTTATTTATTTCTTTATTGTTTTGTATCTCTGTGTCTTGAATAGAAACAAAATGAATTGCTTTGCTTTTAATATTTACATAACTAACAATATCATTAACATCAATTTTGCTAAGATTTGAAATAATAATAGTCTCGCTTGGACAATGAACTGAAATAAAACGCTCTAATTCGTCAAATGTAGTAGGGTTCTTAATATATTGCTCCGAATATTCCATAATACACGATGTTCCTGTATAAATATCAATCAGTGCTATACCAATATAGACAATATGACTACAATTATTTCCGGATTTTAGCAATGAATGTAGCCCTTTTTTCTGTGTTTGTATCCAAATACAACAAGTTTTGTTAGTTATAGTCTCCGTGTCAACCGAAAAATAAGTGCCAGGAGAAAAAACACCAAGTAATGAGCGCGTTATTTGTCCAGCAACTGGCTCATCATTTTGCGCATATACTGCCACTGTATAGCCAGTATCTTGTAGCTTTTTAATATATTTATCTACAAGATGATCTTTAAATCCAGATAACACAACACTATCATTACCTACGCATACTTTTTTATCTACTACATTAAGGTCACAAATTCTAGAAAAATCGCATATATTACTGCCGTAAATATTGTCATTCTTGTCTTTTAGACCATAGACTTCAAAAAACGCACCGCATTGCATTAATAATATTGTATTTTCTCCATATTCATCAATATATTGTTTTGTTAAAGCAAAATAATCTTTTATAAATGACATTTGTTAGTTTGTTAGTTATATATATATATAAATTTGTCTTTATATAAATATAAATTATCTTTCATTTTATATTTCATTTTATCTTTCATTTTATATTTCATTTAATGAAATGTTGAACCACCTTCCTCATTTTCATAACCTAACATTGGCTGTCTACAAATATAATCATTGTTATTTAATATTTGTGTTAGAATAACATCATTATTAAGATTTTGTTTATTATATTGACTAACAAAATTATCTATTAATGAGTCTATATTAGCTTTATTAACAACCATTGCAATAGGTCCACCTAGCCAAAAATGCTTATTACAATATACATTACTGTCACAATTTATATAAAATCTACCTGACTTATCATATGGAATATTATCCATATTATATTCAGGATTTAATAGTGATATTTTATTTTTATCTCTAAACCATCTTCCCCATAAATATCCAGGACATAAATGTAGACAGCGCCAATTATCTGGTAATAATATGATAGTTTTATTAAGTTCTTCTAAAAAATTATCAATTGGGAAAAAATCATCATCACATATTATAGCATACATAGTATCATATTTTTTAAAAATTTCAAGCGCATTATAAAATATTTTAAACATAATTAAATGTGATGAAATTGTCTTGTCAATTATACCATGATTAAATAAAATAGGTATATTCCATTTAGAAAAATTATTTATAAGATTATTACGCCGCTTCTCGCTAGTTGTATTTTTTGGAAGTGTTGTTGTTATAACAACAATATTACTATTATGAATCATTGTATATTTTAATTTATATTCTAATTTATAATGTAATTTAAAATATAACGCATATATTATTTATTGTTCATCTAATACAATAAACTGTGTGTTTATTTCAGGACTATAAAGACTATTTAATATCCATTTTTTCGCATCAATATAAAATGATTTTGGCAAAACAGGTAATGTATAATAGAAAAATTTAATAATACATAGCAAACAAGTTACATAAAATGGTAACACAAATTTTCTAGTATGATCCTTAATAATAGTATCCCTATATTTTTCATTGTAAATCGCAAATTCAACTTGTAAATTACCTTCTTCGTTTTTATATTTAACTTTATATCCTTGGGTTGTATTATCACCAATAATATAAATAAATTGTTTGAAACTCTTTTTATCCAAATGTAAATAATGTTGTATTTTATTCATCATACTATATTCATTATCTGTAAAAATATCAACATCAATATCACTTTTACCTGGAACATAGTCTGGTCGCTGTATGCTACCATAATATAGCAATTTAGTATCTAAGTATTCACTAAGATTATAAAAGAATTTTTTTATATTTTTTGGAAGGGGGTTCTTAGTAGTTTCCATTTATAGTTATTTAACTTAACATAATAAGAGAAAACAAATAGTTAAAAAATTTATAATAAGTTTATATATTTTACATTTTATTTATTTTACAGTCTCTTCATTTAAAAAATTATGTAAGAGGACATCTTTATTATTGTTAGTTACTTCACCAGCTAACATAGCTGCTTCAAATGTTTTTCTAAGAATATCATTAGGGGCTGTACTTCCTACCTTAATAATACCGTGTTGTCTTAAATATTTACGCACATCTGTCATACTAGTTTTTTTTAATTCTTTCTGAGCATTAATTACATTCTTTTTTGTTTGTTTATCTTTCAACAACACACCAACGCGGCGCATTTTATCTGATTTTCCTAATGTAAATTTACGTTTAATTGTTCTTTTAATATATTTTTTGGGCTCTTCTTCTTTCTTTTGAATTATAGTTGGAGTTACACCGGCAATAACAGAATCAGTGGTTATATTATTATTATTATTATTATTATTATTATTATTATTACTAGTATCTGTGCTTATATTATTATCAAATGAAGGTAAATTTTCAATAATTGTATTTGGTTGCGCAAAAGGTTCTAGGATTGCTAAATTCTTTGCTAAATTCTGGACTTCAGGTTTGTGACCATTTTCCTGTTCTTGAATCTTTCGTAATTTGTGTTTAATTTGTTCTAATCTTTGCTCTCTTGATACTTTTACAGGACTAATACTTGGACTAATACTTGGACTAATACTTGGACTAATACTTGGACTAATACTTGGACTTGTTAGTACTATATTATCAGGATTAATGTTTTCAGACATATTTCTTTTTGGTGGTGTTGGTGGTCTCGCATTAATATTTATAGGTGGCATATTTACATTAAATATATCAGGCACATCTATGTCTAAATTTTTTCTAGTTTGTATCCAAGATTTATACGAAGGCTTTGAACCACCTTTTAAACAACCATATGGAACATCTGGCAATGGTTTATATTTCATATGTATTATTTCATTATTTGTAGGAACTGATGTAAGAAATGATGGCTCCTGTAGTTCACTTGGTAAATCTAGAGACACATAAGGCGAGGCTGTAACAGTAGAGGCTGTAACAGTAGAGTCTGATACTGGTATAGAATTAAGATTAGGACTAATATTATTATAACTAATATTTGGTTTCAAAATTGGATTTTTAAGTGTCCTATTATGTATTTGTTGTAGTTGTTGTCTTTCTCGTACTACTTCTTTTTTTTTATTTTTAGACAAGTCAGATAAGTAATTTAAAGCACCATGGAACTCATCGCTAAAATTAGAATCGGAACTTTGTTTTGTAGTGCTATTAGTAGTTTGTTTTGGATTTCCAGATATTTCATTATTTTTATGTTCCTTAATACGCTTTAATAATTTGTTTTTTAAACTATTTGGAGTAACAATTGGCGCAATTACCATTTCTTTTTTTTCACGAACTTTCTTAGTCCTATTTCCACTCATTTTAAATAATTCTGGATTTATTTGTATTGTTTTTTTTGTAGACATATTGTTATAATTAAAAAATATTTTCAAAAACATTTTTGAACATATTCTTTTTTTAAAGTAATATAAAAAGTAAAACTATCATTAAAACTAAAATTAAAACTAAAATTAAATATACATACTTGAAATTACGTTGCGCATATTATTCTTCTTATTGCTATCATTACTATCATTCTTTAAAAACATCTCCAGCCCTTTATCCATATCCTTTAATGTTATTTTCTTCTTAAATTCTTCATCTAAACAAAATACTCGTCTTGAATGAGCTATTTTTATTTTAGCAAATAGTGTTTCAATATCACGTCCATAAAATACAAATGAGCTTTTATGTTTTTCAAACCATTTAACACTTATATTTGTTTCTGTATTTGTATTTTCTAATAATTCCCATCCGGCATTCTTTACTTTTTTTAAAAAAATCTGGTATAAATCTTCCGCAGAATATAAATCTGTTTTGAAACGCCACGTAAAACGAGAATTTAGTCCTTGATTGCTATTAAAAAAACATTCATTCAATTCATTTTCATAACCAGCTACAATAACCATTAAATTATCTTTATGGTCACTTAGCGCTTCACACAATGTATCAATACATTCTTTTGAAAATGTGTCACGTTTTTCAGAGCTTCCTAGCGCATATGCTTCATCTATAAATAATACACCGCCAAGACATTCTTTAATAACATCAGTAGTTTTAATAGCAGTTTGTCCTAAATATCCAGCAATTAAATCAGTTCGGGTTACTTTTTTAAATGTTCCTTTCTTTAACACACCAATTTTAGCAAATATTTGACCCATTATTTTAGCAATTTCAGTTTTTCCAGTTCCAGGTGGTCCATAAATAACAGTGTGCATAAAGTCCGAATTAGTCTTACTTTTATTATCAGTTTGTTTATGTAAGTTTTGGATATAAAACAAAATCTGGTCAACAATATTTTCTTTTAAATTTTTCATTCCAATCATATTATTTAAATCTGTTAATGGATCTTTAATCTTGTGTAGAATTTTCATATTTATATTATATTTTACACTTGAGTCATCCGGATAGCATTCAATTAAATTTAATAAATCAGAAATATTATTAATCTCGGCATTAATTGTTATATGACGTTTAATGATTGGTTCTATATCAGGCCGTTCTTGAGATGAATTAGTCTTCATATTTTTAAATGAATTTAAAATACTGCAAATTGTTTCTTCTTCTTTATCTTTACTTTTATTTTTATCTTTAATACTAGATAACGTGCTTGTTTTTTTACAACAGTCAATAATTGTATTATTAGCTACTTCAAAATATCTATTTGGATCTTCAATTTCAGACAAGTCAATGTTGTTAAAATACATATTAAATCCATTTAGTTGCTCAAATGTATTATTAATATTACTTACTTGAACTGGTATTATATTTTTTTCACCATCTTTATTATTGTTATTATTATTATTATTAGAACGATTATCTAAGTTAAGCAAAAATTTATTATAATTATTAACATCAGTTGATGACTTGAATTTATACTTCTTATTTATTTTATTCATTAAATTATTATATATTTAATGCGTTATATTTATATCTTTTTTTTGTTTACAAATAAATTACACAATAATTTACAAAATAGAATGTTAATAAAAACTACTTAAAAATAAATTGAAAAATAATTTAGTCTAAGAAATGAATTTATTAATATCAAACATTACAACAAAAACTAACTCATTAATGAATTATAAACAAAAAAATATAGAAGAAAATAAAATGTCGCAAAATTTAAAAGCACAAGACTTAGACTCGCAAAGCTTAAATATGCAAAGCTTAAAAAAAGACAGTGTAGACCCTTATATTGAAACTCCGTGGTCTATTATTGATTCATATTTTAGAGATCAACATTTAGAACGCTTGGTTCGCCATCAACTAGAATCATATAATAATTTTGTCGGATACCAAATTATTAAAACTATTGAAATGTTTAATCCTGTCCATATTAAATCTGAAAATGATTATGACCCTGTTTCAGGCAAGTATGCTCTAGAAATGTATATTACTTTTGAGAATTTTCATATTTACCGCCCTCAAATACACGAAAATAATGGTGCTATTAAGTTAATGTTTCCACAAGAAGCGCGTTTACGTAATTTTACATATGCGTCAGCTATGACAATTGACATTAATATTAAATACATTATACGAAATGGTGAATTATTATCAAACACTACTACATCATATAAGACTCTGCCTAAAATTCACATTGGAAAATTGCCTATTATGTTGAAGTCTAATATTTGCGTTTTAAATCAATACAAGTATGTAGATAATCAGCATACTGGAGAGTGTCGTTATGATACTGGTGGATATTTTATTATTAATGGTTCTGAAAAGACTGTATTAGGACAAGAACGTGCTGCTGAAAATCGTGTTTATTGTTTTAATATATCTAAAAATAATACCAAGTATAACTGGAGTGCCGAAATCAAATCAGTCCCTGATTTTAAATGTATTTCTCCAAAGCAAATTAATATGATGATATCATCTAAAAATAATGGATTTGGCCAGCCGATATGCGTTCAAATTCCTCGTGTAAAGCAACCAATTCCATTGTTTATTGTATTTCGCGCATTAGGTGTAATTTCTGACAAGGAAATATGCGAATATATTCTTTTAGACCTAGATATACCAAAGTATAAAGTAATGCTTGACAACTTACAAGCATCTATTATTGAAGCAAATAAGCACTTAACAAAGGAAGAGTGTATTCGCTATATTACTAGTTATGTTATTTATACGCCAATTAATATGGATAAGGATACTGGAATTAAAAAGAAGCACGAATTTGCTTTAGATGTTCTTCATAATGATTTATTTCCTCATTGTCATACTGTTCAGCAGAAAATATATTTCTTAGGCTATATGGCAAATAAACTAATGAAGGCTAACTTTGAATGGATAAAAGGTGATGACCGTGATTCATATATTAATAAGCGCGTTGATTTAACTGGTAGTTCATTGAATAATTTGTTCAGAAACTATTTCAATAAACTTGTGAAAGATATGGAGAAGCAAGTGGTAAAAGAAATAAATACTGGTTCTTGGCGCTCAACTGAGGACTATTTAAATATTATTAATCTTACCAATATTTACAAGATTATTAAATCAACTACTATTGAAAATGGATTTAAGCGTGCTTTAGCTACCGGTGATTTTGGAATTAAACATACTAACTCAAATAAGGTTGGAGTTGCTCAGGTTCTTAATCGGCTCACATATGTGTCTAGTTTGAGCCACTTGCGCAGAATATCTACTCCTACTGATAAAAGTGGTAAACTAATTCCTCCTCGTAAGCTACATAATACGTCTTGGGGATTCTTATGCCCAGCAGAGTGTTTTGACCCTGAGACTCCAATTTTAATGTGGGATGGAACTTCTAAACGTGCTGGAGATGTAGTTATTGGTGATATTCTAGTTGATGATCTTGGAAATCAAACAACTGTTCGCACTACTTGTTCTGGAACAAAGAATATGTATGATATTATTCCAGAGAAGCACAACTTTATGAGACATAGAGTAACAGATAATCATATATTAACACTTAAAATATGTGGCCATAAATCTATTTCCCAATGTAATAGAGAAGACAGAAAATATACACATTCTGTAGAGTTTCTTAATCGTGAAGTAAATAAGTTCCAACAAAAATACTTTAACAGCTTGAAAGAAGCTGAAGATTTTGTAAATAGTTTTAATGATGACGATACATTAGATATAACTATTGAAAACTATCTGAAGCTAGACCAGCGAACAAAGAATAAACTAGTTATATTTAAGACTGAAGGTATTCATTGGACTAAAAAAGATGTTGAAATGGACCCGTATTTGCTTGGTATGTGGTTAGGAGATGGTCTTAGCACAGGCGATGGTTTTGCTTTAAATTATAAAACTGATATAGAGACCTTAGCTTACTGGGAAAAATGGGCTGAAGAAAATGGAGCAGTTATTACAAGAGGAAACAGATATAAGTTCTCAGTTGTTTCTAAAAAAAACAAAGAAGCTCAAAGCTCTGGCTTATGTAATAGAGTAGAGGAAGCACCTTTAAAGAAATATCTTCGCAAGTATAATTTATTACATAATAAACATATTCCTAATGTATATCTTACAAATGACAGAGAAACTAGATTAAAAGTCTTAGCTGGATTAGTAGATACTGATGGTTCAGTAAGAGCTAAAGGACACGAAATACGTATTTGTCAAGGACCAGCAAACTATAGAATTATAGAAGATGCTTATACATTAGCAATGTCTCTTGGATTCTCTTGTGGTATAAAGGAAGGTAAAAGTCAATGGACTGATGAAAAGACTGGAGAAAAGAAGTTCAGTACTTATAAAGAACTCTCAATTACTGGTCATAAAATAAGTGAAATTCCTACATTACTTCCTCGTAAGAAATTATCTGAACCAGAAGATAATTATCACATAGTAAGATGTAAATCATTTATGTGTAGTAAATTTAAGTTAGAAGAAGTCGGAAATGGACCTTATGTAGGATGGCAACTTCACGATAAGCGTGGCAGATTTTGTCTTAATGATGGACTAGTAGTTCATAATACTCCTGAAGGTGCGTCTGTTGGTATTGTTAAGAATCTTAGCTATATGACACACATTACTATTCACTCTAATAGTATGTCATTATATGAATATATTGGGCCACATATTAGTCCAGTTGAAGAGCTCAAACCAATTGATGTTCACGATAAGGTGAAAGTATTTATTAACGGGTCTTGGGTTGGAATAACAAAGACTGATCCATTACAATTATATTTGCTACTTAAAGATATGAAATGTAAGGGAATTATTAATATTTATACATCAGTTGTATTTGATTATTTAACACAAGAAATACGTGTTTGTAATGATAGTGGCCGAGTTACCAGACCATTATTACGTGTTAAAAATAAGCAATTACTTCTAACTAAAGAAATTGTTCAAGGACTAAATAATCATAAAATTAGCTGGGATGACTTATTTACTGATTGTAAAATATCGGAAGCTGTATTAGAATATGTTGACCCAGAAGAGCAAAGTTTTAGTATGATTGCTACGCACCCTAAAGAACTATATTCTTGTGTAAATACATTTGACTCAGATAAAATATATAAACATACCCACTGTGAAATACATCCAAGCACATTATTTGGTGTAGTTGCGTCGTGTATTCCATTTCCAGACCATAACCAGTCACCAAGAAATACATATCAGTCAGCACAAGCAAAACAAGCAATGGGAGTTTATGCGACAAATTACAATGAACGAATGGATAAGACCGCATATGTTCTTAATTATCCTTGTCGTCCACTGGTTGATACTCGCGTAATGAATCTAATTAAGATGAATCAAATCCCTTCTGGATGTAATATTAATGTAGCAATTATGACACATACAGGTTATAATCAGGAAGATTCAGTGCTAATTAATAAAGGTTCAATTGATAGAGGATTGTTTCAGACAACCATTTATCATACAGAAAAAGATGAAGATAAGCAGAAAATCAATGGTGATGAAGAAATTCGCTGTAAACCAGATCCTTCAAAGACTAAGGGTATGAAATTTGGAAATTATAGTAAAGTAAACTCAAAGGGTGTTATGCCTGAGAATTCTCTTGTTGAAAATCGTGATATTATTATTGCGAAAGTAGCCCCAATTAAGGAAAATAAAAATGACCATACTAAAGTTATTAAGTATGAAGACCTTAGTCGTATTTATAGAACTGTTGAGGAGACTTATGTTGACAAGAACTATATTGATAGAAATGGTGATGGTTATACTTTTGCTAAGGTGCGTCTTCGTGCTCTAAGAAAGCCTGTAATTGGTGACAAGTTTAGCTCTAGACACGGTCAAAAAGGCACTGTTGGTAATATTGTTCCTGAAGCTGATATGCCATTTAATCGTAATGGTGTCAAGCCTGATATCATTATTAATCCCCACGCCATTCCTTCTCGTATGACAATTGGACAACTTAAAGAAACACTTTTAGGAAAAGTATTAGTTGAATTAGGGCTCTTTGGAGATGGCACTAGTTTTGGCGATTTAAATGTAGATGACATTTCAAAGAAGTTATTATCACTTGGATATGAAGCAAGTGGAAACGAATTATTGTATAATGGTCTTACAGGAGAGCAAGTTGAGTGTTCAGTATTTATGGGTCCAGTATTTTATCAGAGATTAAAGCACATGGTTAATGATAAGCAACATAGCCGCTCTATTGGTCCAATGGTAAATCTCACTAGACAACCAGCTGAAGGCCGAAGTAGAGATGGTGGACTAAGATTTGGTGAAATGGAACGTGACGCAATGATATCTCACGGAGCAGCCAGATTTACAAGAGGACGAATGTATGATGCTTCTGATAAATATTCAGTTCACGTTTGTAAAAAGTGTGGTCTAGTTGCTTCGTATAATGATAAATTACATATACATTTATGTAGAACGTGTGATAATAGAACTGACTTCTCATATGTAGAAATACCTTATGCTTGTAAATTATTGTTCCAAGAACTTACAACAATGAATGTTGTTCCAAGAGTTATGACTGACCACTAATTATACTTTTAGGAAAAGTAGATTAAAATATAATAGAATAAAATTAAAAAATATAAAAAAATATAAAATATAAATTACAGTAATCTCATTAAATATGTAGTTAAAGCAAATAATATACCTCCCCATAATGTATCAATAATAACGGTTAATACAGACCAATTTTTTAATAGTGCCCAGTTAGTTGTCTCATATACGCCATAAATAACTAATCCGAGAAGAAAAGCATCCTGAACACTTCGTTTAGGCTTAATAATAAAGTAATTTATTCCAATGATTAAAAATATATAACATATTACTACCGCAAGAAAGTTAACACTTACAGGAGACCCCTGAACCTTTTTTATTTGATTAAGAAAATAGTTTTTAATAGAAGATAAATAAATATAATCTAAAGAAACAAAAATAATAGCACTGACTAATAAATTAAAATCAAACATATATAAAATAGTAAAGATTTTATTTCATTTTATTTATGATATTTATATTTGTTAGTTTATTAAATTTAGAAATACATTTTTAAAAGCAAAATATATTTTTTATTCTAGTATAATATAAATGTCTAATAATATTGGAACAGGGTTTTCACCATCAGCAACAGGAAAATCAGGCTGGTCTACCGGAGGTCTTGGTGATTTAGTCGGATATATTCCTGGACTTGGTATAAATATATTAATTGGTGGTAATAAGTATCTTAATCGTCCTTCTCTTGGAGGTGGTCTTAGAGGATATATGCCTCAGCCTATTATAAATCACGATAATGCCGATGAATTTGCTCAAACACGTTTTTTATTAAAGGATGCTTGGAATACTAGTAGTCTTTCAGGTAGTTCTAATCCTAAGCGAATGATTGGTTCATTTCGTGCTGTAAATAATGCCGGTGATATTTTGTCTAGACAAAATTACTCTTGTGGGGGCACATGCCAGAGTTTCCAAAGTAGACCTGGTGTATATGGACTCAGAAGTCGTTTTGGTTCTATATCTACATCTTGTGACGCTGATGTATTTTACAGCTCTAATCAAGTTAATCCTGCTGTTCCCGCATCTGCTTGTAATACTAAATATGTTTATGATGGTTCAGATTTTATTCGTTTTAGAAGAAATCAAGCCATTAATAGAAATTACAATGATAGATCATTTGGCGGAGATGACTATTCTACATCACAAAGTGCTTATCGTCGTATACGAAGATATTAAATAATTATTTATTTATTTTAGATTTTTAAATTAAATTAAATTAAAATATTTTATTAAAATAAAATATTTTAATAATACATAAATGTCTTCTGCGATTAATCCAGTAATAAATGATTTAAGTCGTGATTCTTATTTTTTTACATTAAGCACATACCGTGGTGCAGTTAGTGCTATTTCAACTGATATTAATAACGTGTCAACAACATCAGTAAATGGCCAATTTGCCCTTCGAACCGATTTAACATCAGAGACAAACAGAGCAGTTGCTACCGAGTCCTTATTAAGAAGTGATTTAACAACTGAAACTAATAGAGCAAAGGGTGTTGAGTCTTTGCTAAGAACCGATTTAACATCAGAGACAACTAGAGCAGTTGCTACTGAATCTTTATTAAGAACTGACTTAACTACTGAAACTAATAGAGCCAAAGGTGTTGAGTCTTTGCTAAGAACTGACTTGACTACTGAAACTAACAGAGCCCTTGGCGCCGAGTCCTTATTAAGAACTAACTTAACTAGTGAAACTACTAGAGCTATTGCGGCTGAATCTTTATTAAGAACAGACTTAGCTCTTTCAACAACTAATGCTAGTTCAGCTGAGTCTTTATTAAGAACTTATTTGCTTAATGAAATTACTGCGTCACGTACCGCTGAATCATCACTAAGAACCGATTTAACCAGTGAGACTAATAGAGCTACAGCAGCTGAATCATTAATACAAAGTAATTTAACAAGTGCTATAGCAGGGGAAGTAACTCGTGCTAATTTATATATTGATTCTTCCATTACATCATTAGTAAATGGAGCACCTGTATTATTAGATACATTATCTGAGTTAGCATCAGCAATAAATGGTGATGCCAGCTTTGCTGCTAGTATTGCGACAAGTATTGGTAATGAACAAACTAGAGCTACATCAGCTGAGTCTTTGCTAAGAACTGATTTAACATCAGAGACAACTAGAGCTACATCAGCTGAGTCTTTGCTAAGAACTGATTTAACTTCAGAGACAACTAGAGCTACAGCAGCTGAGTCTTTGCTAAGAACTGATTTAACAACTGAAACTAATAGAGCCAAGGGTGTTGAGTCTTTGTTAAGAACTGATTTGACCTCAGAAACAAGTAGAGCTACAACAGCTGAGTCTTTATTAAGAACCGATTTAACATCAGAAACAACTAGAGCTACAGCAGCTGAGTCTTTGTTAAGAACCGATTTGACCTCAGAAACAACTAGAGCTACAGCAGCTGAGTCTTTGCTAAGAACCGATTTAACATCAGAGACAACTAGAGCTACAGCTGCTGAATCTTTGTTAAGAACCGATTTAACATCAGAGACAACTAGAGCTACAGCTGCTGAATCTTTGTTACAATCTAATTTAACAAGTGCTATAGCAGGAGAAGTAACACGAGCTAATTTATATACTGATTCCGCTATTATATCACTAATTGGTGGTTCACCTGTATTATTAGATACATTATCTGAACTAGCATCAGCAATAAATGGTGACGCAAATTTTGCTGCTACTATTGCTACTAATATTAGTAATGAACAAACTAGAGCAATTGGTGCTGAGTCTTTATTAAGAACTGATTTGAATTCAGAGATTACTAGAGCAGTTGGTGCTGAGTATTTATTAAGAACTGATTTGAATTCAGAGATTACTAGAGCAGTTGGTGCTGAGTCTTTACTAAGAACTGATTTGAATACTGAAATTGATAGAGCATTAGCTGCCGAATTAGTGCTTTCTGAATCACTAAATACTATCTCCGCCCAGATAGGTATAACTGGCCCTACTGGACCGGACGGTTCTACTGGTCCTCAAGGTACTATAGGTCCAACTGGTGCCAATGGAGTTGATGGTGGACAAGGTCCTGCTGGATCAACAGGCCCCATTGGTAATCAGGGTATTCAAGGTGAAACTGGACCTACTGGTGTTCAAGGTTCTAAAGGTAACAAAGGTGATACTGGAGATGTTGGACCAATTGGACCCACTGGTGTAACTGGACCTCAAGGTGTTATTGGTAATCAAGGTGATATTGGTGATACTGGTCCTACTGGTTTACAAGGTTTACAAGGTCAAACTGGACCTCAAGGTATCAAGGGTGATACTGGAGAACAAGGTATTCAGGGTGAAACGGGACCATCTGGTGGACCTATAGGACCCACTGGTTTACAAGGACAAACTGGGCCTACTGGTCCTATTGGATTTAATGGAGCAAATGGATTGCCCGGAGCACCTGGCGAACAAGGTGATACTGGTCTTCCTGGTGATACTGGCGAACAAGGTGATACTGGTCCTACAGGAGCTGCTGGTTTAAATGGTGATAATGGAACTAATGGAATAGATGGTGACACAGGTCCTCAAGGTGAAACAGGTCCTCAAGGTATTCAAGGTCCAACTGGTCCTCAGGGTGAAACTGGACCATCTGGTGGGCCTATAGGTCCCACTGGTACTACTGGTTCTGTAGGTCCTACTGGTCCTGCTGGAACTAATGGTTCTGTAGGCCCTACTGGTCCTTCTGGTACTAACGGAACTAATGGTGCTACAGGTGCTACAGGTGCTACTGGCCCTACTGGACAAGGAGTTACCGGCCCTACTGGTCCATCTGGAGGACCTATAGGCCCTACTGGTCCTGCTGGAATATACATTATAAATGCTTTATCAACTAATATTGGCGACACAGCTAATCAAGCATCAAATTTTACATTTGGTCAAATAATATGGACAACTCAAGGATTATTTGTTCATAATGGAACCGCTTGGGTTCAATTAGCGTTTGTGGCATAAATTTGTTAATATTTAAATATTTAAATATTTATTTTAAAAATAAAGGAATAATTACATATTAAGCATTTAATATTTTTTCATAATCTATATTAAATGACTACTCCATATGGAATTACAACATCAATTGGTTCTCAATCATATTCAGGATATGTAAATACTCCAATTACTGGCCCATTAAGCACTGGTAACTATCCATTTTCAATGGCATACCATAGTTATGGAACACTTACAGGAAAGAACCCAACACCGCCACAATTCTTTCCTTCTCAGGAGCCAGTATATTCTGATATGAGTATAAATGCCCGAGCTCAATATTTAAGAGCTACTGGTTTAAGTGCGAAGACAAAGGCTGAACAAAACGCTTTAGGCAAATTATCTACCCCGGTTGTATTTACTTCATGGTCATCTCAACGACAAATTCCAGTATCTAGCCATGTTAACTATATTGCTCCAATTCCTTCATCTATGTTGACTGATATTAGAAAGAGTGTAGCAGTTGGTAAATCTGGATTCAAAGTTGGTCTACCTTTAGATGCGCCTACATCTACTAAAAATTATTATCCAAGTGGTACACGAACTGCTTTACAACGAGCAAGATCTGGTGGATGTTCGGCACCTAAGAAGAAGGGGTCAATTTATAATACTAGTTTGAGACCAGCTTTAGGTTCTTGGGGAGCTCTACCAAGAGCTACTTATTAGAACAACTTTTTTTTCTAAAAGTATAGTATAATATTTGATGTTAAACAAGTATATTGTTGAGTTTTTAGGAACATTGTTCCTTGTTTTTGTTATTTTTGCCACAGGCAATTATTTAGCAATTGGTGCTGCTTTAGCTGTTGCTGTTCTTCTTGGAGGTGCTATTTCTGGTGGCGCGTTTAACCCCGCGGTTACAATTGCGCTAATGCACGCTGGTAGATTAGCTCGTTCTGATTTGATACCTTATATTGTGGCGCAAGTTGCCGGAGGTTTAGCTGGTTATGAATTGTTTAAGATGTTTCATAGATAAACTAACAAATAAAATATAAAAATTAATAAAGGTAAAAATTAATTAATTTATATTATTTCTCATATAATAATATAAATGGTTAGACATACAAGTAAACGAAGACATAGTAAGAGAAGAAGATATACAAGAAGAAGCCAAAGAGGCGGTGGATTCTTTGATAATTTATTTAGCTCAAAGAAACCTGAACAGACTGCTGAGGAAGAAGCTGTTAAGAAAGAGTGTGAGACAAAATTAGAAGCTATAAAGAAGAAATATTCTAATACTGAGACTACTGGTGCTACTACTGGTGCTACTACTGGCGCTCAAGGTGCTACTACTGGCGCTCAAGGTGCTCAAGGTGCTCAAGGTACTCAAGGTGCTACTACTGGCACTCCTGAACGTCCTGTTCAACCACCTAGAAATCTAGCAGCTAGAACAGAATACGGAGAAGCAGAAGGAGAAGCAGAAGGAGAAGGTGCTGGAATTACTAGTATGTTTGGCGGCAGAAGTAGACGCCGTCGTCGTCATAGAAGAAAATAAAATAATAATAATTAAATACTTTTTTTTAAATACTTTTATAAATATATTATTTAATTATTAATGTGGTAATAGTTTCATTTTTTGTAGACCTTTAAACGCAATATAAATACCTAGAACTCCAACAGAAACAAAATACATTTGTGAGTCAATATCCATACTACTATTAAGAACTGGAACATAATCCTTTATAAATGAATTTGAAGATACTGTTGCTGTTGTGGTATCAATATTTGTATCCATATTTTCAAATGTTTCTTTACACTTTTGTTTAGTAATAGGATTTATTGGTTTTTTTCCAGGAAATGTACAGCTATCCATAGCAGCAATATCGGCAAGTGTTACGTAATTTGTTTCAGTAGAGACATTATTATTTTGGTCAATTACTTGCATTGTTAGTTCTTGGCAAGGAGGATTAGCTCCGGCAGTCAATGCTTTAAATATTGTTACCGGATTAAAATTATTAAGTTGTTCTAAAGCACCAGGAATTAATCCTCTAAAATCAGTAAAATCAACACCTAATCCAGATGAAATAAAAGGAATATTACCACTAGGCACATTATTAATATAGATATATCTGTCAACTTCTTGATTAGTTGCTACATCAGTACATTTTCCACCAGATTGTAAAAAATATTTATTGCCTAAAGGTTTGCCAGTAGCTGATGCTTTACTATTACCTGTAACCATAACTTTTACATATTCAGTTAAACCAACAATATCTTTTCCAACAGTTGTCAAATTGCCTTTTGTTGACATACCAAGTTGCGCTGGTGTTTTTATATAATTATAATAAGCATAGTCCTCACCAAACATAGAAGAATCATTAGAAGATGTATTTGTATTTGTATTTGTAGTTGTAGCCATTGTTCTTAAAATATATAAATATAAATATTTTTGTTTATATTTATTATTTAGTTTTATTATTTAATTATGTATTAATTAGTATTATCCGTATTATCGGTATTATCCATATTAACTGTATCATAACTTGTATCTTCACTGTATCCAGCTACACTGCTAGTGTCAGGTGATTCACTACTTATTAATGATTGGCTTAACTGATTCATTTGGGTTGATAAATCACTTACTTGTTGTTGTAGCTGATCTATATTTGATTGCATTTGATTAATATCATTTGTATTTGTTGTTATTGTATCAATTTGCCCTTTTAAATACTGAATATTTCCGGCATTTAGTTTTCCTAATATTAGTGGGTCTGTTGGATATTCTTCATACATTGTGCCATAGCTTTTATCACTATTCTTGCTCTTATCTTTTGTTTTATTATTTGATTCCATTCCTTCAATAATTGAACTAGGATAGAATGCTAAAATAATCTGATAAATAAATAAAGATATAAAAAATACAATTAGGAAATATATCAAAAGCATTTGGTTGCTATTATATATAATTATTATATAATAACATTTATTTTCTTTTTATATTTTATAATGTCTTCAGCATTTTATCCTCAAGGTATGAATTCATGGAATAATAGAACGCCTCAAGGTGGTTATAAATCGTGGAAAGGAAAAGGGGTCTTTAGTAATCCAGTTGGCGTAACTGCTACACATATTCGCCCATTAACTAACAATGACTCCGGCAATGTTTTTCCAACTGGATTTGGATTAGCTAGACCTATTAAACACTATAGAAAAGGAAGAGTTATTCCCGTTCATTATCTAACAAATCCTGTAGATCCTATAGAACGCGCTGAACAATTACAAATTGACTATAATGTAAATAGAGCAGTAAAATCGGCAAATGGAGCTTCATTAGGAGGTGGAGCTGGTGGGTCCAGTTTAATTAGTCAAATGATTGATGGTCCTGGACAATTTATTGTAAAAGAAAATACCCCTGGAAAGATAAATGCCGGTCTTTTAGACGGTGATATTAATGTAAATGATACTAACAAAATAGATAATGAATGTACTAATTGCGAAGGAGTTGGTATTGTTTCTAGTTGGTATCCAATTAATAATTTAACAGAGAAACCACAAGAAAATGTTACTAATCCTCTTTTATGTTGTAATCAGCAAAGGAAAGCAATGCAGCGAGTATTACCAACTAACACTAATGTAAAGAAGGACTATTATCAGACACAATATATGTATTTATATAACCGTTGTCAAACATTTGAACAAAGACAATTTAATTTTGTTACTGGTGAAGTAGATAAAAATGTGTATAATATAATTATTAAATATCCGTTTGTTAGTGCTAAAATTATTGAATACGCAAAACCTGGTAGTCCATTATCTTTAGTAAACTTGTATGTGGCGCAATGTAATCCTAATAGCACTATAAACCAAGGAATTGAAATTGGCTTCATAACTGCTGTGGCAAAATCAATGGTTAATTTAGGAATTATTGACAGTGCGCAATATGACTTACTTGTTACATTAAATCCTGGTTCTATTGAAGAATTTATTAATTTCTTAAAAACCCGTTTAAGTTCACCAGAGCAGTCTGAGGAAGCGCTAAAATATTTATATGAGATTGCTAGTAATCCTTATAATAGTGGCATTCTAGAAGGCCCTAGTAATTCAAAAGGATGTAGTCGTGTATATTATAAACCAAATAACCCACAGTTTGCTCAGCAAGGCGGTGTATCCAGCAGCACACGTATTTTGAAACTAAATGTAGATACTATTAGTACAAATGCTGCCAATATTCGTAAATTAAAAGGCGCAAATTCTGTTCAAACTATTACAGGTGGTCAGAATGCTGCTACACCATTTATATATAAATTTAAAGCACCATCTTGTTCTGCTGCTACTTATAGTGGTAATCCATTCTTTTTCCAGGGACAACACCAGAATCATCAAATATGTTCAAAGAACTCAGCAGATGAGTCTGAGAATTATGTTAGTGTAACACAACATTCAGCTGGTAATTATATTGGAGCAACACTACCTTAAATATTGTTATTATTGCTGTTATCATTATTGGTGTAAATATATTTTATAATATCGTCTATTGTGTTATTTACTATATTTTCTACATCTTCTACATCTTTTACATCTTCTACATCTTTTATATCTTCTACATTTTCTACATTATTTAACAAATTATTATAAAGCATAATTTCATTACATCCATTTATTTCTTCTCTTATTTCATTAGGTTTATCATCTAGTCCATCATTTGTTTCATCATTAATTTGTTTTTTTTGACTATTCAAAAATATATTAAATTTGTCAATAAATTTATTATGAGGTAATCTATTTTTTTCACACCATTGAATACATTTTTGAATATTATTTCGTTTTAATATTTCAATCTTGTCATTTCTATTTTTATTTTTTAAAATATTTAAAATCTGGTCATATGCTTCTAATTGTTGCTGACCAATTACAGCATTAATTTCTTCTATTTTATTTGTAAAATAATATGGTATTTCATTTCTAATTAATGAATGAACTATATCTACATTATTATTAGTATTAAGTATTCTAGGTTTAACATATGTATCTAACTGCTGTAACAGGTTAGAACTATTTAGTATATTTGTATTAAAATTCTTACATATTAAATATCTTTCACCTTTTGTTATCTTACTTATAGATGGTTTTATAATAATAACTTTATCATAAATTCCGGAAAAAATAAATAATATATCTAAAATTGTTTTATAAAATATATTGTCAATTTTTATAATACATATACCATTTTCTGCTTGGTATTTTATTATAATGTAAAATACTAGAAGCATATTTTTTATATATTGATTTGTATTTATATAATCCGATTCATTAAATTCAAATATAAACATATCTATTTTTGCCTCATAAATAAAATTACTAACAAAATTCTCACATAACTTGCTATAATCAAAATCTTCATTAATAATAATATCCTTATTATTTTCTCGTAACATATCTATTAAATAATTAGTTGATGAATTATTTTTTGTAATATGAGCAATGTGAAACTGCTTTTTAAATGTTAATGTTTCAATAATATTACAAACTTGAAAAATTTCCATTAATTCAAAAAATATATTAGATGATGGTTTAACTTTGCTGACAGATAAAAAATATCCTGGAACATTTGTATGTATAAATTCAAAAGGATTTACTATTTTATTTATATATTCAAGTGTTGTTTCGGTATCATCAAATTCTATACTTAGTAATTGTGAATAAATTTCATTCAAATAATAAATAAGACTGTATGATATTAATGGAACTATGTCTTCATTTTTTGATAATACGTTTATAGAAATATTAAAATTATTTTTAGGTATTATATAATAATTCATTAATTAATATATAATAGTGTAAATTATTTATATCTTTTTACTAGGTTTACAATATTTATATTACATTATTTACATTATTTACATTATAATATTTACATTATAATATTTACATTATAATATTTATTCTGGAATATTACATTATTTACATTATTTACATTATTTACATTATTTACATTATAATATTTATTCTGGAATATCAAATTCTACATTTACTTTCTTCTTACGTGTTGTTGCTTTTTCCTTAGGTTGACCAGTTTCTATATTTGTATTTATATTTGTATCTTCTTCTAATACCAATGCTTTCTTTGTGCGCGATTGCGGTTTTTTAGACGCAGATTTTAACACATTTTCTAGAGATGTATTTTGTAAACTTGTTTCAGGATTTACAGCTTCTGAAGCCTCAACTAATACTAATTTACGACGTAATGCTTTTGGTTTAGCCTTCTCTTCCTGTGTACTTATTGCTTGTTTAGCTTTTTCAGTATTTACTTGTTCAAATTCATATTCACTTGGTAATGCTCCTAATATTGTATTTGTTAGTTTCTCAGCATTAATTGTTCTGACCTTCTTAAATACAAAATATCTATTTAGAAATGATATGTCTTTTTCGTATTTTCTCATTGTTGGAGCATCTTTATAATCAACAGCTTTCTTTGGATTACTATCTATTTCATCCATCATCATATTATAAAGCTCAATAAACATACCTGTTCCTTCTGGAAGCCCTAATGTCTTTGCTTCATTTCTAGGCACTATAATAAATCCATATTTTTCCATTGCGTCAATAAAGAATTTATAATTAACAAGATATTCTGAAAATGATTGATTAATTGACTCTTGATAAACAGATATTTTGTATCCTAGTGAGCTGTCATCATCTCTAAATGATGCGTCATCATAATCCTTAGTAATAGACCATACTTTCTTATCATCCATATATATTTCAACCTCTTCGCCTTGTTTCTTATTTCTAAGAATATTAAATACAGTTTTACCATCATAACTTGTGCCAATAAAGTAACCATTTAGCTTAGTACACTCGGCAACATTTCTTAAGAAATTATAAAATGTAGTATTATTTTCAAACATATAATGAATCGCAAACTGACAAGATGATACATTAAAACCGTCGTGTGCTTTACCGTGTTGTCTAGTCACAGCTGGTCCTAATTTAGGGTCAGACGCAATAGAACCAAAAACTGACTTAGTAATAGCAATTGCTTTGTCAGATAATAATGCTTGTCCAGACCTAATATTAAGACTACTATTTCCATTTACAAATAGCGCATATGGCATTTGAGAATATTCTTTTCTGTAATTTAAGAAACGGGCACACGCACCATTTATACGATTCTCAATATTATCCTTTGATATATCTATACCAAATATAAATGATAAATTAGATGCGATCCATTTTGGAAAGTCACCGCCTTTTCCACAAGCATAATCAATAAGAGTATTTCCCTTCTTTGAAACACTTTGTATTAACATTTTCTTTACAAATAAGTTATGAAAATCTCTAAGTCCAGATGTTAAATTATCCGATGTAACACGATTATAATAAACATCTTCAGATACAATTTCAGATGGAATATTTCGTCCAGTTGCTATCATTTCCTCTGTAATAGGATAATGTATAGAATACCAATTGTTGTTTGCTGTATTATAGTCATTTCCAAAACTATTTAATCCTTGTCGAAATTCAGCGGTCTTATCATAACGAACGCGTAATGGAACCCATTTCCATAATCCAGATTTGGTTAAATCATATTTAAACTCTACTACAGTATTATCTTCAAATACTTGGCGTTCTTCAGTAAACATTTGAGGTGTTCCATTACCATCTAGTTCTAACATAATATTACAGAGACCAGCTTGAATATCATATGGCTCTGATGGAAAGAATTGGACAGGTTTATACCCTTCTTCACTACTATCATCTGCTGATGGTAATTTATCGTCTAAAACATCTTGACAGGGATTAATAAATCCGTGTTGTCTCTCATCAAAACCTACGCGTAATATAAGTGTTTTATATTGATTAAATTGAGTAGCTTCACTAAACATCTGTCCTTTTTCAAATATTGGTGTGACAATATCCGTTCCATCAGCACCTTTCTTTGTAGTAATTAAGAAATCAATTGTATTAAAATCTGCTGGTTTCCATTTAAATGAGTAGTCCCAACGTAATTTTTTTAATGGTCCAGCTTCTAAAAATTTACTGCTACCAACACCTAATAATGTTGGTGTAAATATAAGACCATCTGTGTTATATTCATAAAGACCATTTTTAATTCTTTGTAGTATATAATTACACGCCTCAAAAATATTATAGTCATCACCCTTTCTTTCAGTTTCTTTTGCTTCAGTATCTTCACCTGCTTTTGCTTCTTTAGATTCTTTTGTTTCTAATTCATCTTTAATAAATCTAGGATAGAAATGCTTAACAATAATTGTAATAGGACTCTTATTTTCCTTCTTCATTGCTTCCAAAATCTTCTCAACACCCTTCTTAGCCTCAGGTGCTTTTCCAATAATAGATATAGGATTTAAATTGCGCACAATATCTTTTAGGATTGGCAAACGACAGCCATCTACAAAATATTTGGGGTCTTTTGTCTTAACTTCAACAAATGGTCTATGTCTAATATTTAATCCATTTACAAAATAGATATCAAACGCAGCAAATGTATTGATAAACTGGCTATTCTTATCGTGAAGGATTAGCTCACCATCAATAAGCGTATTAAAACATTGTTGATTTTCTGTTCTAGCTCCTGTAAATATAACATTCATATTGGCATTAATTAAATAAATTTTACCAATTCCATTAATATATAATAAATGCCTATCACCATCAGCCTTGTCAGTTACCACATAAGAATATGGTGCTGTAATATTGGGGACATTAATATTTGGGTCAATTGGCGCAATATTTTTAATTTGTAATGTAATTGAAGAAGGACCTACAAAATCACTAGGATATATTTTTTCTTTAGGGAAATAATCTAGATTTTTTCGTTTAAATTCTTCTTCGTGAAGTAGGCGCATATAGTCGTCTAATGTTTTCTTTTGCTCTACATAAGATACAGGATAGTTTGTCTTTTGAAGACCACATAAAACAATTTTGCTGATTTTCTCAATAGCACTTGTTAGTTGTTCAGGACTATTATACATTAATTTTGCGTCATTGTTTTTTACTTCTATTTCTATTTCATATGATTCAGGATTAGTAAATACGCTGGCATCTTGAATATTGTATGTTTTTGTTAATCGTCCTCTAGTATCTCTTGTAGATGATCTAACAATACTTAAATCAACCTTAAATGGATAGTCTCGGTGTTCAAATGTAACACGATTAATATAACGATATACTTTTCTTGATTTATTCCAATTAGATACAAGTTCTAAGCCAATATTACTAGTCTTACTAATGGTTTCTTCTACTTTGTAGGTTACTCTAAAATTAAAGTCATCAAAGTCGGCACTATTGATAAAATTACTTCTTTCATCTTCTCGTGCTTTATTTTCATTACCTACATTTGTTTTTACATCTGATTTCTTTATAATAGATACTTCTTCCTTTGTTTTTGTATTTAACATTAGTTCAAGATTATTTGACCTACAATATTCCTGTATATTTGTGAGTCCATTAATTTCAACACGAAAACGGTCAATATCACCTGAAGACTTAAATTCACCAGTTCTAGAATCTATATACTCAGGCTGAATTTTTAAAGTATAATAACCATCTGACTGAATTGAAGTGAAACCTATGTCCTTTAGTTTTTTAACAACATTATCATAGTCTTGTTTTGTTAGTCTCTTAATACCTCGGGTTCCAAATTTAACTTCCATTTCGTAATTATGATATTTGCCTTGTTGTGATTGAAGTAACTCTCTTGAAATAAGTAATAACTGTTGTCTCGGATTTATTTTCTTCATATTTTCATCTCTAACTCTATCTTTATATTTATCAGAGTTAGATATACGTGTTTCTTCTTCAATAGATTTTGACATTATATATATAATGTATACTTATTTTTATATTATTTATTCAATTTTTTCTAATAGAAAACTAACATAATAAATTTTTATATTAATTATGTTAGTAAATTAATTATGTTATTAAAAATTCTGAACAATAAGCTCATAAATATCTTTCTTAGTAAGCTTCTTAGATTTTGTATTAGACAAAGATTCTAACGCATTTGTAATATTCAATTTCTTACATAAATCGTGTAGTTCATCTACCTTATATGATGATATAGATTTTAATCCGCTATCAAATCCAGAAACATTATAATAATTTTCTCTGAAATTATTAATAGTATCATTACTAACATTTAATTCAATATAATGTTCATAACTCTTACTATTTCTATGAACTACATTAATTAAAGGCTCATCATTATTTATACTTTGATAGATTTTTTGACCGTCAACTAACAAAATATTTATTTTGTGTACAATACAAAGAGCAAAAAAAGTCTTTATTGTTATTCTTTCACTATTTGACAAATCATCTTCTAAATCTGATAAAGGCTTAATTTTATGTATTTTCAGTAAATCCTTATTTTCCTTTGTTCTTAATAATTCAATATTAGCAAATTTTTCTGTTTTTTCAATAGTAAATTGCTGAGAACCTATATCCATTTCATATTTTGTGAAACCATATTTTAAAATAAAAAAACACCAGAATAATGAATCCTTCTTAAGTGGTTTATAAATATTATTTATTTGTTTGGGTGTCATTTTTGTCAATGTATGTTCTTTTTTATATTCACCTAGTGTTTTATTTGGCTTTTGATTCTTGGAAAAAATATACATATCTTTTGTATATTGTTCTAAATTAGATCTAGTAAACATATAATCTTGTAGACTGTCTACAACGTTATATACATTACTTGTATGTGTATTATTTTGACTGTAATTATTTGCTAAATTCTGTGACATATTTATTGTTAATAGAATTTGTTGAGTTATCTTTATTATCTTTTGTAAAATACATATTCTTATAGTCCTGCTTTTGCTTCTCAACATTATTTAACTCAGTCTCCTGAGCATTTACATATTTAATATAAACTAACAAATTATTCAATATATTATTATTTAGCTCACTTAAATTAATATGTATTCCATATTTATTCTCATTAATAGTTACTTCTTTATAATTTGTAAGTATACGTAATATTTCTATTTGATTAAATTTTGACATATTTTCAATAGCTTCTCTTATACTATTTAGTTGGCTTAATTCAAATGTATTAGGTTCGGATTCTACAATTTGTTCTTGTTTCTGATCTTGGTCTCCTATTTGGTTTATAACTAATTCCATTCTTATTCTAAATACTCATAACATTTTCTTTTTAATATCTATTTCTACATTTTATATATTTAATATTTATTCTTCTTCAAATTGTATTCTAGGCTTCTTTATAAATTTTTCATCTTTTGGTGGCACAGGTTCAGCAATAATTGACACATATTTATCATTTAATTCAAAACGCTGTGCTATAACACGCGCTACAAATTTATCATTTTCTTCAATAGAATTGAAATAATCGCTAGAATAATAGTGGTCTCTTGCTATAAATAATACAAATGGTGATGGCGTTTCCTCTGAGCTTTCTGCTCTAATTCCTGCTTTTGTAATATTTTTAGCAACACAATTAAGCAACATACCGGCAACTGGATAACATACTTCACATTCAAATACAACATCAAACAGCACATTTTCACCTTTAAGTAATCCACTTGAAAATGTAATAACTCTTATTGAACCAGCTTTAACATAACCTTCAACAATACATTTACCCTCAACCATTGAACTAATTACACGCTCAATTGTTTGATGAATATTTTTACCAATGGCATTAATTGGTAACATTATAGTTTTTGTTATTTGTGATATTCCATAGACATTTTTGGGTTCCTTTTGTCTATATTTTGATTTCTTGATATTAATAGCGGTAGTTTCCATTATATATTTAGTATGTATAATATCTTTTAATTATTTTTCAATTTTATTTATTAATAAAACTATTTTATTTTATTTTATAACAGTATTATTATTATTATTATTATTATTATTATTATTATTATTATATATAAATGTCATCTATATTATTGACTACAGATAATAATGATTTACTCATTAACCGTAAATATACAAGTCCTGTTGGTTCAGTTATATGCTATGCCGGTCAAGATGCTCCTGATGGATGGTTAATTTGTGATGGTTCAGAAGTATTAAAAAGCACATATTTATTTTTATATGGAATAATTGGTAACACTTACGGTGTTGCTTCTAACTCAAATTATTTTGTATTGCCTAATTTAAGAGAAAAGGTTCCTGTAGGTAATTCTGGTCTAACAAATTATAGTTTAGGAAATAGTGGTGGAAATAAAACAGTTACCCTAAGTGTTAATCAGTTACCATCACATACACACACAGGAACAACTGATTCATCTGGAACACATAATCATACTGCGTCTGATAGTGGACATACTCATACATATGCGGACGCTTATTTTGCTGAGAATCTAGGTTCAAACCAAAGTATTTATGGCACCGGTTCTGAAACAGATACGGATAATCAATATCAGTATCGCCCCGGAGCAGTAACTAACACAGGATATGCGAGTATTTCAGTTGGTAATGATGGAGCACATACACATACATTTACAACTAACTCAACCGGAACGGGTAGTTCAGTTAATATACAAAACCCCTATGTTGTGTTTAATTATATAATTAAATATTAAATCTTAAATTATGTTTAGTATACAAATATATGTATTATAAATTTATATATTTGTTTTATAAATAGTTTATAAATAATAGTTTTATAAATAATCATAATTAATTCTTCCCAGGTTTTTCTCGTTTCTCAAACTCATTAAAAATAGCCATTTCAGTGCTTATGAACCATGTTTTATCATCTAATTGTTCTTCTTGGTATGCTCGCATTGTCATTTCAATACGAATACATAATTCAAATACACTTTCTTTTGAGTCATTTGAAAATCGTGGTGCGTCTAATTTATGTCCTTCTAATTCATTTAATATGTATAAAATACCTTTCTCCTTTTGATGCTTTTTTTCTCTACCAGCCTGTGTACAGCGAAATCCTGTTGAACGTTTATTAATGGTATCTTTAATTTTAAATACCATATCTTGCTGATTTTTCTCAAATCCAATAAATCCTACATTGTTATTTAATGTATCTCTTTCTTCTTCCGTTATTTCATATTCATCATTAATTATTTGGTCTAAGTCGCGTTTATCTTCTGCTTCTCCTGGCACCCATTTATTGTTGTGTAATACAAATATATTAAGATTTCCATTTTCTTTATCATTTTCTGGTGTAAGCTCTTTATATCTTCTTGATGGTCCATCAAAAATTATTGTACCTGTAATGCTTTTACCCTTAGCTTTTGGTTTTGTTTTTATTATTTTTGTCTGTAAATATTTAATAACATTTGTAATAAATTGTTTCAAAACTTTATTTTGCTTTATTTCATTATCATCTTCTAGATTGTTAGTTTCTAAAAACATGTTCATTAAATCAATACGTTCTTGTATTGTTAGAGTTTCAACAATATGTTCTACTACAAATGTGTTTAGTAATAGACCCAAACGTTCTAAAGGTGTGTTCTTATTAATAATTAGATTAGACTCATCATATGCCATTTTTCTGATTACTACACCACAATGCTGATACCAATCATCAGTGCCTTTTTCTACACTAATTGTATTTCTTGCCGTGTTAAACTTTTTGAACATATTTCCTAAAACTATTTTGCCTGTATCCGTATTTGTATCTATTAATCCAGTCTTCATTTCAAATTTAATTTTATCGTGTTTGTAATCTAATGGTTTTGATCTGTCAAATACTGAAATATGTGGATAATTTAATTCACTTGGTTGAAATAAATAGTACGTGCCAATATTTATTAGATGTCCTGTTCTCCCATATTTATCCACAATATATTCGGAATTATCATTTATTAATAATGAAAGCGCCGCATATATTTGGTCTGTTGGATAATTTTTATTTTGTTTAATTAAATACATAAGTGTCTTCTTTTTGTAAAAGAATTTGCCATCTATTTTGTCACTAAATAATTTTTTTATTTTTTGTATTATTTTATCAGAATTAATAAGCATAAATTTCTCATTATATGTATTTAAATTAAACTTTGAATCTTTTACCTTTAAATCTTCAGGAACTTCGTCTGAATTTAAATCCGGTATACACTGATACTCACAGTCACCATAGTCACATGTTGCGGTATCGGGTAAATCACCTACTTCAAAATTGTCTAGTAATTCATAATTAGATAATAACTGTTTAACATCTTCATTCTTGTCTTTCATTTCTTCTGCTGTTAGTTTAGATTGTTCATGATTTATTACACAATCAACGGATACTTGTTTTAATAATCGGGTAACTTTGCCAATTTTAATTGCTTTAATTTCTGAAAGACGATACACATACAAATCAGCCGCTTCTTCATCCCTATTTGATAGTCTTGTTCCGTATAAAAATATTTGAACATTTCGTTTTTCAAAAGGTAAATCTTTGTGTGAAAAATTACGCACAGCACGACCAATAATTTGTTCTAATCTATTTACATTATACCAAGGGTCTAATATATGGACTTGACGTATAGCTTTAAAATCTAAACCTTCTGAACCGGCTTGAGAAATCAATACAACTTTTATCTTGTCTCCATTAATATTATTATCATTTGTTACTGCTTTTACATCAGCATCATTATTTGGAGACAAGCGTGGATCACCAGTAATCATAATGTATTTAGCATTTCGCAATTTATTGTCCTTAGATAATGCGGCCTTTGGTAAAGTTTTAAATAGGGATTTTCCGTTGTATCGCGTTAGCCCCATTTCTTCTAGCGCAAGTGCCATTGGTATTAGACCAGCATCAATATATGATGAATAAATTAATATAATACCGTCTGATACACGGGGTGGTTCATTTGCTGAAGTATTACTTGTAGATCCATAAATATAATTACATATATTTGCTATTTTTGAACTGTATTTACCAATTTCATCAGGTTCAAAAATATGAGGTTTGCCTGGTTTATATTCAAATGAGCCTTTTACAGACGGTGTGCGACTGTCTTCATAATTCATAATACTTTTAAGACCTTCTGTGCCTGTTAATACTTTTGGATTTATTACATTTAATTCAGGATTTAAATTAGGTTCAGGTCTATCTAATGCTTGTGCTAAAGGATCGGCATTTACTATTTTTCTTGGGCGTCCTCTAGCTCCACCAACTGATGCCGATGATTCTGTAATAATAGGATTCTTTAATGTAAGTGCTTGTGATAATGTTTCGCCTTCAATAATATGCTCTCCCTCAATTGTAGGTTTTATTTTTCTTGTCCCGGTCTTTTTTGCTTTAGGTTCTTCAATTGTAGGTTTTATTTTTCTTGTTCCAACCTTATTTGGTTTTACTTGTGCTTCAATTACTGCTTCTTGTTGTCCTTCTTGTTGTCCTTCTTGTTGTCCTTCTTGTTGTCCTTCTTCTCCTTCTACTAGTTCTATATTTTTCTCTTCTGTAACTAAAGGACCAGTTACTAAAGAGCTTTCTATTTCTTCTATTACATCACCAGTATCAGTTTTTTTTGGCGCAATCTCATCATCTAATATTTCTTCCTCTTCAGCTAATCTATTGCCATAATCTATAGGTTCTATTTCTACTAAGTCATCATTTGGATAAATTATATTAAGTGCTTGTATTGGCAACATTAAATCAGTATAACCAAATGCTTTTAGTTCTTTAAATCCCTTTTGTACACGTTGTTGGCCAGTTTTTGTAGTTATAACACGTGCTTCACGCGACAATAAATTATGTATTATGTAACGATAACCCATTTGTTGAATACTACCAATTGGAACTATAAATAATTTTAATTTATCTATTTGGTTATTTTCTTTAATAGGATTACCATTAAGATTATACATTGGATAATCTTTCTTAACTGTACCATCTACCGCTTTTATAGTGTTTATAGTGTTTTCTGGCGCAAATTTGTCTGGATATACACGAAAGGGAAATGTATATGGATTCTCACCACGAATATAAGATACATATCCATTTGCTTTTCTAATAAGTAATTTAGTTCCTTCAGCTGTTAGTTCACCAGTATTAGTATCAAATATATCTGAAATACCAATAATTCCTCGTCTATCATTCATGTTCATTAAATTTAAAAGCCATACAATTTCTTTATAACTGTTAAACATTGGTGTAGCTGAAAGCAATAATAATCTCATATTACTAACAACGCTTACCAAATACATCAAATTTTTAGCCACATTTTTATTCTCATTATCATCTGAAATACGAATATTATGAACTTCATCAACTACTATTAAACGGTCGCTATATTCATTTTCAAGATTACGACGTTTTACATCTTCTGATGGATTTGTACCTTGACTTCTAACAATATCATTAGAAAACTGAGTATAGCCTACAAAGTAATAAGATGAACTAATTATATTTTTCACTAGTTGAATTACCTTTTCCTTTGTTAGTCCTTTCATACCAGTTGGATTAATTTCCTTTAATAATTTATTTCCTAAACATCCTTTTGTTGTCCATATGCCGTCTACTTCCTTTAATTTGCGTTCATCAAATAACTGTAATTTAAAATTGTCTTGGACATTTGGACTTGCTACAATAATAATGCGTTTAGAAATACCCATTTGTTTTAAATAATCTCGCATTTCTTCACATACACCAATCGCACTACAAGTCTTGCCTGAACCTAGACCGTGGAATAAAAGCAAGCTATTATAAGGTGTCTGAAATGACATAAAATTCCTAACAAATGCTTGCTGAGGTAATAATTCATATTCGGCTTGACTCAACTCTTCAGCACGCTTCTTAACATTATCAATAGTGCCGTCATATTTAGAATTACTAAACTCCTTTTTATTCGCAATTTTAATATTAAAATTAGGATCATTTAAGTCTGGATACAAAAATGGGTCATTATTTGGATTTGCTTTTTCTTCCTCCATATTTTCTTCTTCTAGTTTTAACAGTTTCTTATTTTTACCACAATTAGGGTCATAAATACTAGCACAAACATCATTATCATTTTCTTCTTTTTTTTGTTTCTTTGTTTTCTCCATTACTTACTATAATACTATATATTATCAATATAATCTATATTCTTGTAATACTTTATTAATATTTAGAATTAGTTGTTTTTTTTCTAAATTATATGGACGAATTGATTCCAAACATTCTTCTAGTGTTTTCCAATCTAATTTGCTTACTTCAGTTGTTTGATAGTTCTCTAACAAATCCTCATTATCTTCCATAAATGCTAAAAAATATTTGTGTTTATATGATTTATGATTTGAGCCTATAAATATTTCTTCAAACGGCATTAGGTTTTCTATTACCTTTAATTTTTCTTTTGAATAACCCGTCTCCTCTTCAAATTCTCTTAAAGCACAGTCCAAGTCTTTCTCTAAAAAGTTGCGACGACCTTTAGGAAACTCCCATTCGGTTTCCTTCCAATTTGTAGTGCTTGTTGCTATAAGTGTATCAATAGATATAAATTCATCATTTATTTGTAGCCCTGTTTTTAGCATATCAAATTTCTTTTGCGATGACAACTCTTCACTCTTAAATTGGTTACCAATGTTAGTTATACCCCACATTTTAGACCATAGTGTTTCAAATGTGCTTGTTCTTATATTTTCTTTTTCTACAATAGACATTTCATTAAAAATACTTTTAATATGTTCTACATTATGGTGTAGATATTTACCGCGAATAAAATCAATATAACCAAAACTGTCTTTGCGCCGTATCATTAGATATTGTAGGCCTTTTGATGTTGTGCGAAATAATATGATACCATAGCTTGTTATAGGCAACTTACATTGGTGAAATAAGTGCCCAAGTTTGCCACAATTATTACATACATTATTTTTATTCATATTCATATTTATATTCATATTCATAATATTTAGAATGACTATATGTTATTATAAAGTTGTTTTTATGTTGTTTTAATTTAGATGCCTGAAACAACAAAAGCTAATACTGCTACTATTTCTGGCCTAGACCCAACTATTTGGGGTCCGCATTTCTGGTTCTTTCTACATACAATTGCTATGACATATCCTTTAAGACCAAATGATATAACCCGAAAGAAATATTATGAATTTATTATGAGTTTGCCAATATTTATTCCAGTGGAAGCAATGGGAAGCGATTTTAGCAAATTATTGGATGAATATCCAGTTACGGCATATTTAGATTCACGTGACGCATTTATCCGATGGACGCATTTTATTCATAATAAAATTAATGAGAAACTGGAAAAACCAAAAATTTCTTTAAATGATTTTTATATTAAATATTATGAAGAGTATAAGCCTAAGGATATTAAGATGAAAGATTATTATAGATGGCGCGAGAAAATTATTTATACATTGGTTTTATTGGGAGCATCAGGATTAATAGTGTATTTATATAATAAATAATATATTTGTATATATTAGTAAATATACAAATATGTCTAACACCTATACAGTAACGCTACAAAGAAAACCTAATGGCGAATTTGGAATTATTGGACAACAAAAAGATGGTAAACTAATAGTTAATTCATTGTATACACCACAATATATAGGTTCTTCTGAAAAAATTGACGTGGGTGATGAAATTTTAAAAGTTGGCGATAATGATTTAAAAAATAGCACACCTGCTGCTTTTTATAGAGCACTTGGCAAAACTATAAATGATGAACCTGTAATAACACTAAGCCGAGCAGCTATAAAGGAGCCTATAAAGGAGCCTGTTAAAGAGCCCGTTAAAGAGCCCGTAAAAGAACCCGTAAAATCTGAAACAAAACCAAGTTTTACAGAGACTGTAGTAAAAATACCGGAAAGAAATACCAGTTCCAGTCCTGATGTAAAACAGGACACAACACCTCTTACCGGTAGCCCTACAACAAGTAGCCCTATAACCGGCAATAATTATCTTACAAATGATCCTACATTAAAAAAAAATCAGAATGTAGGCACAATTGTTCTTAATAATGGCTACTCATATTATGGTCCTATGGACCCTGTTATTGACACAACTAGTAATCCTACATACGAATTATTAAAAGTGTCTGAGCAATATGGTAAAATACTTGGACCTAATGGTAAACCAGAAAAAGCTATGTGGTTTAATATATTATATAATCCAGAAAATGCGATAATGACACCCAGTAATGACTGGAAATGGACTAACAATTATTTAATAAAACAGCAATATGTTAAAGATGACACATCTCTTACACAAAAAGATGACAATAGTATTGTAATTTTTGTAAATGATTATATTTATGAAGGACCTTTAGCAGAAATTAGTGTTGACAGAACAGTGCCTCATTATGAGATTACATTATTACATATATCATCCAAATATGGACAAATCAAAAATACAAATGGTGATATAATAATTAAGCCAACTGACGCGCCATTATTATCAGGAGTAATAACAAAAACAGCTACATCAGCTACGCCAAGCGCATCTATAACTCAACAAATTACTTGGGCGGATATTGTGTATGATAATAGCAACATAACAACAGCAACAGATTCTATTAAAAAACTTAGTGGAATTTGGGAGTGGATTGACTATTTTAATAATTATTTTAGTATACCCGGACTTGTAATGCCTGACCCTAATACAGAATTTTCTGAATTACTAGAACAGGAGTTAACTAGACAGGTTGATATGGATAATATTATATTTAAAACCGACAATTTAGAAATGATGAAGACATTGTTAGGTCATGAAATAGTTGTATTTGGACAAGCAATTATAATGACATTAAAATACATTTATGAAAATAATATTACTGCGTATACAATTGGTTCTGATAAGACAAAGAGTTGTTCTACTGATACTGAGTCTGGTACTGAGTCTGGTACTGAGTCTAGCACTGAAATAATGTCTGTATCTTCAACTTCGTCTTCATATGTATCTTCATCTATGGTTCCAGACGAACAATATAATGCGGCTTATAAATTATATGAAGCTGGACAATTATCTGATTGCTTAGAAACACTAGATAAGATTATGCTAGGAAAAGATAAAGGAGACCGAGTATTATCAGATAAGATTACATTATTAAGACAATTATGTAGGCTAGAACAAAACTCTAATTTGAGTCAAGAAGAAGGAAATAAAGTCTTATCTATTGTTGAAAATATATTACCTCTTGGTGTAAATGATCCCGACACATTAAATTTAGCTTGTAATGTGTATTATTATTTATATAATGACACTCTAAATAAATTATTAGAAAATGAAATAAAAGATAGTGATTATGATGATGAAACTGTTATACCTAACTTGAAAACTCTTCAAATTAATACACTAGCTAATATTTTTGAAAAAATGAATTTACGCGTGTTACAAGATAAATATAGAACAATATATATTAAACAACTAACAGCTCAAGATAAGGAGAAATATACAAAGGAAATTAATGACACAATTGCTGCTGCTGATAAAGCCGAAAAAGCAAAAAAATGGACTCTAGCACATACTTTATATGAACGCGCACATCGTTATGCTATAGTATATTTTGGTCTAGATGATACACAATTTACATCTAAAATAGAAGAACAAAAATATGAATACATGAAGAGACAATCTGTAGCAACCAATGATTTAACAAAGATGATTGAGAATTTATATAAACAGCTTTCTATGGAAAAACCGCAATCGGCATTTACTACATTCTATTCTGAGTATGCTACACAAAATCAAAATAAAGGTTTTAATCCAAATATTGTTAAAGACGAATCAAAAACTGCGATTAAGGCTATTTTAGCATCGGTTAGTAAGGATGAAACCGGTTTGGATTTTTTTAAGAATATGAATAAGGATATTAAAATAGAAGATATGAATATTTATGACTTATTATTAATTCTTATTAAGAACATAATTTTATGTCTGAACGTGTATTTAATTGTTATAAGTAAAATATATCGTGAAGATCAAGAACCTGATGCGCCTTCTATTATTGTGTCATATTTTCAGACCTTAAATCTATATTATGGTTTTAAACAATGTTATACAAAATTGTTAGAAGCTATAGACAGTAACAGAACTGAAAAAGGTGTTAGTATTGAAGATAATCCTGACGCAATTGTGCGAAATAATACGGCATTTACAAATTCATTACTACTTGGATTAGCAACAACATTAGGTCTTAGTGGAATTACAATAGGTGCTGCTGTTGGTGGTAAAAAACGTAGCACTAGAAGCAAAACTAATAAGTTAAAAAGAAGAAAAATGATGACAAGGAGAAAATATAATAAGAATAGTAATAAAAATAGTAATAAACTAACTTCTAGAAAATTAAGACGAAAATATGGTAAACAAACACGATAAACTAATAAGATAACTAACAAATAGTGTTATAATTATTAAAAATTTGTTAGTATGTTTTGATTTAAGATAGCTCATAAATGAAAAAAATATATTATTTATACAAATAATATATTTATATATATTAGTCAAATAAATAATGTCAAAATCCGAATCAAATACAAATAATCGTTTTTTCAAAAAATATGAAGATTGCTGTTTGGAAAATATAGATACAAATGAGTCTTTACCCAGTTGTCCAATGGTTACACAGTTTTTAACAGATTTTGTTAGTATGCCAAGACCAGAAGATGTTGCAAATATAGCTTCAAAGATACCACTGTTTGATGAGACATTTTATCTTAACACTGTTAATGATTATAAATATCATGAAGATGTGTTTTCTTATAGCAAATTTGGAAAAGATTTAAGATTTTTATTTAAACGTCTTTATGCTTCTTATTACAAAGATATAGGTAAAAGTGGCAACTGGAATATTGAATGGTCTGATTTGAAAACACAAATAGCAAAGGATGTTCACCGTAATGAAACTATGATGTTTGATAATGATGAAACTACAATGGTAGCAGCTAATCCAGAAATGAATAAAGAACCAAGAGATGAACAAAAAATATTAAATGATTATTATAAATATATTTGTGATCAAATTGTTAATAGAAATATTAAAATTAAAACACCATTTTTTGTAGAATCTGATTTAATTAATATTTGTGTAACAACTGTTGCGCAAACTTTTAAAGCAACATTTTTTGCTGATTTTTCTATGCCTGCTACAGGATTTGGTTTCACTGATGGTCCATATAGACCTGATGTTGTGTTACGATATAAGTTTTTTAATTTTATGTATGGACCTAGACAAAATACAATCAATTATGATACAACGAATAACACAATAACTTACAATATGTACCAGATTGTGGTAAATTTATTTAATATGGATGATATTGGACTTGGTTCTAGACTAATAAATATTAAATTTATAGCAAATTTAGATAACAATACTGGCGAATTAGACCTAATATTTTATCAATCATATTGTTTATATAGACACGGTGTTTATATTGGTGAAATGTTTGTTGACACAAATAATGATAATGCTTTGGACGCTGATGGAAAAGGAATTTTCTATCTTTATAATTACAAGTCAGAATCAGGACTATATCCAACTGCTAAGATATCTGGTAATTTTTCAAAAGGTGTATTAAAAGCAGACACAGAAGTTGATATTGTGTTATATTCTAGCCAAGAAGAGTTTGACCGTGATACATTTGTAAATGGACTAACAAAAGCAGAAGGCGTTATTGGCTCTTTAAAAAATATTAAACCCGGATACATAAAGATTCCCGCTGATATAAATTTGAATGCTATTAACACTGAATATCTAACAAATCTGGTTAATACATATAATACAAATCAAGCTAAACTAACAGCAGTGACAGCTGAACGTCAAATGGTAGAAGAAGTAAATACAGCTGTAAATACATTGAACTATTTGAAATTTTCTAATACAAAAAATACTAATACAAAGTCATTAAAAGAAGGCACAATTTGGTTCCAACCTGATGCTAATGGGCGACAATATTTTTATGTAGGACCTATCCAGACAGACAATAATGGTAATAATAGTAATATTTTATATGTATCAAAATATGGCACTATAAAACAATTATTGTCAAATGGTAAATCAAAACCATATATACGCTCTGGTGAACTAACAAGACAAAATTGGTATGAATTTGTTTTGAAACCTCAAATAACATTATCTAATTATAAAACAGTAGCAAATTTGCCTTTACAATGGACTAAGTATAATATAGATCTAGGATTTGATATATTAGATAGAACAGCAGTAACAGGATTTTTTACAAAAGAAATATTAGAAACTATTGGTAAGACAAGAAATATTGATAATGCTGTATTTTCAGACAAGATACGTCTACAGAAAATTCTAGAACAGGTGTATATTGAAGCAATTATTTATTTAAGCGCGTTCAATATAGTCTTAAAAAAATATAAAACTGTTGAAACAGATGTAAAAATGTTGTCAGTATTAGAAAATATAGACAATAGTCTTTCTAATATAACAAATAATATAGCATCTGATTATAATAGTTTTATTAATTTTAATGATAAAATATCAGACATATATTTGGAACAAACTAACAATGAACTAACAAATTATTCAAAACAAGTAGTATTACCTATTTTAGCATCACTTAGACCCGAGACTAGTAATTTATTTAAGTCTATTAATATTGATATTAACACAGAGTCCAAAGAAAATATTGAAAAGCTATTAATAATACTAACAAAAAACATAATTCTTATTTTATATTTATTTACAATGGTAACAGCAAATTTAGGAAATGATACTAACAAAGTATTACCCAATTACGACCCGTTAGTAGTAACACCATTGTTTAATTTATTTAAACAAACTTATAATAATATTATAGCAAACGCCAATCCTAATATTAATCCTGGAAAGCAATTAGCAATTGAAAATAATGCGAACTCAATTATAGATATGAATACAGATGAAATAATGTCAATATTATTAATGTTATCAATGTTATTTGATAAGCAAACATATTCAGTAAAAAATACTAACAAAACTGGTGGTTCTAAAATAAGAAAAAATAAAACTCAGCGCAAAACAAAGCATCATAAAAAATGGAAGACAAGAAATAAAAATAAATCTAATAAAAATAAATCTAATAAAAAGGCTAATAATAAAATGTATACAAGAAAATATAAGAAACCCAAATCTAGACGCTATACTCGTAAGATTATTGTAAAAAACTGAAATCTATAAAATAAAATAAAATTATATAATAAGAATATTATATAATTATGAAATTAGAATTAATAATACTTGGAATAACAGGATTTTTAATATATAATGCTTATCACGATGGAAAATATAGTAAAGTTCTAACAGCTTATAAAAAATATTATAAAATGGCTATTATTGGTATTCTAGGAATATCATTATATTTATTATTAAAAAGAAATCCAACACAGTCAAAGAAAATGTTGCTGTATACTAACAATTTAATAAAATATATGCCAATTGATAAAAATACAGTAGATATGATTTCACCTATTTTTGATTTTACAAGTAAAGCGGAAAATAATTTTATGGCAGGGCTCAATGGCTTCCAAAATCCAAATTTTAACCAGAACCAAGACCTTAGTATGAGACAAAAACTTCAATTATCAGGTCAAAAGGCTACAAAACGCTCTGTTAGTGAGACAAAGAAGAAATATGTAGCATCAATACAGGACTGGAAATGTGGACATTGTAACAATAAATTGACCCATACATTTGAGGTTGATCATAAGGTCCGTTTAGAACATGGTGGAGGAAATGATCCGTCTAATTTAGTAGCACTTTGTCGCGAATGTCACGGACAGAAAACTGCTTCTGAAAATATGTAATATTTGGTAGTATATATTAGTATTTGTTAGTATATGTTAATATTTGTTAGTATTATATTATTATAACAATAATATTATAACATTATTATAATAATGAGTGTCAATGAAAAACAAAGTAATGAAAATAAATTCCAAGAAACTATTCAGAAAATAAAAGACAGTATGGGAACAATTTTTACGCCTAGTAGTAATATACCTAATCCTAGTTGTGCTCCTAATACTAATTTGTTTCCAACAGAAGACCCAACTATTTTAGATTTAGAAAACAAAATAAAAGGATACAAAATGTGGCTAATTGGTATAGGTATTTTTATAGCATTTGTAATCTTAACCAAGTTATTTAATCCATTCCAACTAACAACTCAGATAATTTATATTATTGTGTCGACAATCATTTTTTTTATATGCGCAACAATGCTTATTAAAATGTTCTTAAATGTCAAAAATGGTATAGCTACTTCCGATTCAAATCCTATAACAAAAATAGTCTATACTATTGGAGCAGTTAGCACATTTATTATTATACTAATTACATTATTTAGCAATGAATTCAAGCAAAATAAAGCACTATCATTAAATTATCTTGTATTATTTGCCGTGTTAGTTCTTACTTGTTTCTCATATATAGTTGTAACCAAAGACGATGATATTGCTAAGAAAAACTTGCCACGAGATCTTCAAATGTTTTATAGTGAACGAAGCAAATATACCGCAATGTTTATGCTATTTATTTTAGTAATTTCTTTATTGTATTTCTATGACCCCTGGAATATAATGACAAAATATGTAGGCATTTCTACATTTTTAATAGCTTGTGTAGGACTATCCATATTTTTAATGATATTTATTTATCACTATTTTTTTACAAATCCGTCTAAGTCCGGATTATATGGCGAATCGCCAACATTAGTTAAGTTGCTTACAAGAGGAATATACATATTAGGAGCTATGGGCATTTCTGGACTCTTAATATACAGTATTTTATCTTGGATTGGCGCATTTAAACAGAACTCATATACAAGTGATACAATTGGTTCTACTGCGTTAAATATTATTATGCTTATTGGAATGCTTGCTATTATATGGAAACTAGTAAATGCCGGTGGTTATTTAGAGGATAATCCTGTATTCCGATTGGTTTTACACACAATCTTATATATTCCTTGTTTAGTCGTAAATATAATTGACTATTTTACAAGCCAATACGCAAAAACAAAGCAGACTGAGATGATGTTGTTATTACTAGGATTAGGCATATTTGGTGGATTTTTCATAATTAAATTTTTATTGTATCCATATGTTTCCACAAAATACTATGGACAAGGTGGTAAATCGTGGGTCAATGAACCTATACCTACATATAAGCAAACAAATGTTGCGACATATCAAGACCTTAATAAAAATGTAAATGTTGATGCTAATATAAGCGCAAACGAGTCTGATTTACAAAACTCTTCAGAAAAATATAATTATCAATATGCTATGTCATTCTGGTTCTATTTAGATTCATTTGGTCCTAGCACAACCAGTATAAATAATAATATTCCAGAATTATTATCTTATGGTGGAAATCCATGTGTTAGATATGATGTAGCAACTAACACTATTTATATTACTGTTAAGAATGATGGTGACAGCAAGATTGCTTTACAGAAGTCTAATAAAAATACAGTGAAAGAAGGTTTTACAATGTCTGACATTAGAAACAAAATAGAGGAAATTAAGACAATGCCAACTGAGATTGAATTAGATAGTATGGGTAACCGAATAATATATAAACAACCCAATGTTTTATTACAGAAATGGAATAATATTATAATTAACTATAAAGGCGGAACTTTAGATGTATTTTATAATGGCACATTAGTAAAATCAGCAATAGAAGTTGTGCCATATATGAAATTTGATATGCTAACAGTAGGAAGTGATGGTGGTGCCAGTGGTAATGTAGCTAATTTAGTGTATTTTGATGAGCCAATTAATTATTTACAAGTTCATACAATATATAACTCATTAAAAAATTCTAATCCGCCAATTATTCCAGGGACAAAAACTATAGTACAACAAATAAAAGATGTTATTTAAGAATGATATAAAGAATGATATAAAGAATGATATAAAAAAGTAATTTCTAGGTATATAATATAATTAAATGGAAGCAAAAAATGTATTGTTATTTGTAATTATAGTTGTTTTATTATACATTGTTTACAGTTATATTTCAAAAGATGTTGGCACATTAACTGGACTAACATCTGGCCAGACAATGCAAACTATTAATGCCAGTAGTTTGACTGGCTCTTCTAGTTCAGGCACCACAACTAATTTTACTTATTCTATTTGGTTCTATATTGATGACTGGAACTACCGATATGGTGAGGAAAAGGTTGTTTTTGGAAGAATGGTTGCTGGGTCTAAACCACTACAGCCTTGTCCATCTGTTGTTTTAGGAGCTCTTGAAAACAATATTGTTGTTTCACAAACAGTATTTCCTGGTTTAGACAGTGCCCCTACAACTTCAGGCACTAATACTGTTACACATCGTTGTGCTGTTTCCAATATCCCTGTCCAAAAATGGGTTAATTTGTTAGTTAGCACTTATGGCCGTTCAATGGATATTTATATTGATGGCAAACTTGTTAGAACATGTGTATTACCTGGTGTTGCGAAAGTAGATTCTACTGCGCCTGTTTACATAACACCTAATGGTGGCTTCTCTGGTTGGACTGCGAAGTTCCAATATTGGGCCGACTCTTGTGACCCTCAAACTGCTTGGAATATTTATGAAGCCGGATATGGTGCCAGTATGTTAGCTAATTTATTTGGTAAATATACTGTCAAAGTATCTTTAATGCAAGGTAATACTGAAGATAGTAGTTTTAGTATTTAATTTTTTTTGATTTTAGATTTTAGATTAAGATTTTAGATTAAGATTGTTATATAATATATAATATATATAGTATATAAATATGAGTGAAATAAGTGACAGAATAGGAGGTATAAGTCCTAGTTCGGCTTCTACCAATTTAGGTATGGGTCCCGAAACCTTTAATAAATTTTCATCAAATAATTATGTAAATGCTTCAAATGATTTTCTTGAGTCAAATAGTTTAGTAGCCAAGGTTGCGTTTTTATTACTTGTCCTTGTAGGCTTTATTATATTATTACGAGTCGGTATTGCTATTTTAGGATATATTTATGGACCATCTGGGACCCCAAAATTAATTGATGGTATGGTCAATGCGAAACAATTAGTTGTCATACCTCAAGACCCTAATACAAGTGGTGCTAAAACAATTGCGCGATCCGAAAATGCTAGTGATGGCATTGAATTCACATGGTCTACATGGATATATATTGATGATTTAACATATAATTCAGGCCAATACAGATGTGTGTTTTACAAGGGTAATGATTTTGCTAGTGACAGTGACAGTCCCGCGGGTCTCAATTTTCCCAATAATGCCCCCGGTCTTTATATTGCTCCTAATACAAATTCTTTAGTAGTTTTTATGAATACATATAACGTAATTAATGAAGAAATTACTATTCCAAATATTCCCTTGAATAAATGGATTAACGTAATTATTCGCTGCCAAAATACAACTTTAGATGTGTATATAAACGGAACAATTACTAAGAGTCACGAGCTACACGGTGTGCCAAAACAAAATTATGGAAATGTCTATGTTGCTATGAATGGTGGGTTTGATGGTTATATTTCTAATTTATGGTATTATAATTATGCGTTAGGCGCAACTGAAATAAGCAAATTAGTTACTAAGGGTCCTAATACAAAACTAATTAGTTCTGGACCTGGTTCTGGAACTGATGCTATTAATTTAGTTAATCCTAACTATTTATCATTAAGATGGTTTTTCTTTGGTGCTGGAGACCAGTTTAATCCTAAAAAATGAAGTTAAAAATTTGAAAAAAAAAATTCAAAAAATTTAAAAAATAAATATATTTATAAATCACGTTATAACTTAATATATTATACACTATTATATTAAGATGTCATGCTTTAATAGTCAATGTTATTTACCTCAACCACCAAGAGCATGGTTTAGAGTTCAAAATAGTTGTTCACTAGTAAACGATACAAATACAAGTCCAGCTAATTCTAATCCTCTTGTAAGAGTGCCATATACTAACAAAGAAGTTCCAAATTCTCAACTAGGTTATGAATTAGCGCTAATAAATAAAGGTAATATATTACAATACAAGATTAATAGTAGTAATCTAACAAAAAATCTGCGCTATTCAAAAATCGCAAAAGGACAATGGACAAACAGAACAAAAACTTATGCGGCACAAAATGATCGCGGATATACAAATCCAAATGTTCATAATTTATTACGTGTTGGTGGTCAAAATGTAACACTCGCTGGTGCTCAAACTGGTGCTCCCGTAACGTGTCCTACAATTCTACAGCAAATATATAATATGTTACCATCACAAGTATCAGGTGGAACACAAGACCAAACAATACCGCCACCAGTGCCACCTACACCTGCCGGACAAGCTGTAATTGTG